AAACCAATCAGTACCATTTGTACCTTCAGTGTCAGTAGCACCATTAACATATTTACCTACAGTTATAGTATATCCTGCAGCTTTTGCAATCGTTGCTCCTGTAATTCCTCCTACACCTAAAGGTGTATTAAAAGAACCTCCTGTAGTAGGAGTTCCTCTAAATCTTTTTACATCACCTGTCGTATAAGAAGCAAGACCAGGTAAATTAACATTAACAATAGGAGAGCCTACTTGATAAGTTTGAAAAGGATTGTTTGGTAAAACATCTAAAACTGGAAATTCCACTCTTGCTGGTTTTGCATGTTGCAAAGCTTGTGGATCAGCGCCCACGGGTCTTGGATCTATTTGTGGTTGCTTTGGTTCATATTCAGATGTATGGACCCAAAGACCATTCCATTCTTGCACCATTTCTCTATAAGGAAATGCTGCTCCAGAACGATCTGAAAGCATTAATGCATTTCTACCTTTTGAAAATCGTGCCATTATATATTTGGATAATAAGTTTTAGGCGTGATGTACGCACTAGCTGATGATCCATCCTCCTGTAATGCTCTTGCTAATTCATCTTCGTATAATAATTTCATTTGTTGAGTTAGTTGCGGTGCATATTTCTGAGATAAATAAAATGTTAACCCTGAAACCATACATGGTATAAATCTATAAGGAGCATCACTTGAATTTGTATACGCTCCTGCATCTTGAATTCTTTTTACATAATAAATATTAATATAATTATCAGCTTGTGTAGAACCAGCAGTTGGATAAATTGTAACTGTAGTTTTATCTATAAACCTTTGAACCCAAAATTGACTTGGAGTTCCTTTATTTAATTTGTTTGAAAAAGCAGCATAAGTATCTCGACTAACTTTTGTTAAAGGTAAATCAGTTTGACTAGTGGTATTATAAT